TGGCTTTCTTTGGCAAAACTTATGCAGAAAAGAGAGAAGAAAGTAGGGTAAAAACTATGAGAGATTATTCTGTTTCTGAAAAAGTTAACCACGCTAAAGACGAAATTTTAGAAGTTTAATTATGGCAATTATCTATACAAATACCAGTAGTGGTACTTTGAGAAAGAATTTGAAGAAGATGAATAATCTATCTGACAATCAAATTCTTAAATTCAAAGAAGACCACCGTTTGTATAATAAAGATATGAAACAAAAAGGCCTACACGATATGATGTTGTCATTTGACGATTATGTCAAATACAGATTCGGTAGATTAAAACCGAGAACAACACATATTGTAGGTACATATGAGCCTGATACAGTTTACCGTAGAGAAACACCGAATTATCCTAGTGCAGAAACAAAACTAGGTAATGGCGGTACTATTGACCACAAACAAAGACAAGAACGATTAGCAATATCAAAACAGTATTCTATTGTTCCTGCTTATAACAAAGGTCCTTATATGGTCGTTGGTAAAGAGGACTTAAAAACAGCTGGGAGAAAAGTATGAAGAAACTTATCTTTATGTTTTTTGCAATTTACCTATTATCTTGGTCAATTGCCAGAGCAGAAGAAAATAAAGTAACTAATTGGTTGCAGAATGAGTGGAATGAAATAGTTACTTTTCAACAAGTAAATTGGCAACAAGGTAAAGACCAACTTGCTAATAATAAATTACAAATACAAAACTTATTTCAAAAGGTAAAAGAGTATGTATCACAAGATTAGTGAATTTTGCGATAAGATTGATGGTATAAAAAAAGATGCCGATAGGCTCCGTGAAATGAAATACGGAGCCAATAAGGCAAACACGATTGAGATTGATAACTTGATACAACAAATACAAAGTGATTGTTATATCATATCGCAAGACAAAGGAAATTATGAAAAAATTGACCCTACTGATATTGCTGACGATACTTGTTAGTGGTTGCAGTACAAATAGAAGCCAAGTAGGTGCAGTATTAGGTGGTGGCACAATGGCCGCTTCGTGTGCTCAATTTACAACCGAACCAGCAGCTCTATTTGTTTGTACAATGGGTGGTGCATTTGCAGGTGCTAACATAATGTATAATTCAGATTATGATGTACATAATGCCGTTTTCGTAGACCATTTAAATAATGGTCCTGCCGGTTCAAGTTATACAAATTGGTACAATGGCAGAACAGGAAATTCAGGTATCATTAAAACCACAAGGTCGTATTTAAAAGGACCAATTAAGTGTAAAGACTATGATGCCACAATTGATATAACAAATCAATGGCCGCTAATCGGACTTGGCGGTGTGAATAGAAAAATGGTATTTGGTACAGCTTGTCAGTTACCAGACGGCCGTTGGGTAGAAAGTCCAGAAACGAGTAAGTGAGAGGTAAATTATGACAGAAAGTGATATTAGAACAAAAATAGAACAATTAGAGAACGAAATCAAAGAGTTGGAAGAAGAAAAAGAATTAACAAGCAATCAATCCAGGCTTGACTTTATTGAAGATACAATATATAATACAAAGGATAGTATCAAAAAATTGACTAATTATGTTTAAATTGAAGAAGAATAGCCATTTAAGGGACAGTATGTTTTGGTACATAGTAATTATAACTGTACTATATTTGGGAACAATTCTTATAGGAATTACTAGATAATGGATCCATTTCAATATCAAAAAATTAGAAAATACCTTACATGGTCGTTTATATTAATAATCTTTTTATTAATTTCTGGCGTTGCTGTTGGAGAAAGTGATGCTTATTATTCTAAAATACGACCTGTAAATCCAGACGAAGTTAATGGCCAATTTTGTTATGTAAAGGTCACTATCAAACAAAACAATGATGGTGATATTGTGAAAGAAGAAATTTTGGAATGTGCAGACGGTAGAAAAAGATTTGACGGTCCTAGTTATTGGGAACTATTTGCTCAATTCTACTATACAGATGTATCAACTCCAGAATATTGTCGATATTATAGTCGACCAGGCCACGCATTTAAGTCATTCGGTAAAGCGTGTCTTAATATTAACGGCGAATGGGAGGTAAAATAATATGATAAAAAATATTATCATTGTAGCATTGCTCTTGGTGGTATTTACAGGTGTGACAAGTGAACAGGCTTTAGACTATGTTCAACTGGCGCTTGACAAATCGCAAGAAGTATTGTATTATATACAAGAGAGTGTGAAAAATGAACAATAAACTTAAAATATTAGCTATAGGCGCAATGGCATTGACGCTAGGTGCTTGTAGCTCGACTTATAAAATTAAGTCAGAAACAGGAAAAGTGATGAACGAAGTACCTAATTGGTACATGGCAGACTTTTCTGAAACGAAGGCTTGTGATGCTTCGTACTTTGGTAAAGATAAAGATAAACTTTGTATTTACGGTGTAGGTACGGCTGTATCGCCAGACTTAAACCTTGCAATTGAGAAGGCAAAAATGATTGCCAAAGCTGAACTTGCAGATATTGTTATGGGTAAAATGAATAAAGACAGTAAACAATATGTTACTGAACTTGGCAAAGCAAATACCAAAACAGTTGTAAGTGAAGTTGAATCTACAATTGTAAATCAAATCAAAAATACACCTGTGAGAGGTTATGAAATCTTTGCTCAGGATGTTACTTTGACAACTAACAAATATTATAGAGCTTGGATTGGTTTGAGATTACCATTAGGCGAATATAATAAAATGTATAACTTCACTATCGACCAGGCTGTTGACGCATATAATTTGAGGTCAAAAGCGGAAGATAAGTGGGAAGACTTAACGAAAGATAATGACAATGGAAATACAGATATTCAGTAAACCTAACTGTATCTATTGTGATAAGGCAAAGGCCTTGTTGAAAGGCCTTAACCTACCTTTTACAGAAAAAAAATTTGGTGTTGATTTTAAAACACCAGAAGAATTATTTGAAGCTGTAGGTAAACAAGTAAGAACAATGCCTCAAATTATGATAGATGAAGAACTTATTGGTGGTTATAATCAATTAGTAGAGTTTTTTCATAATAGAGGAAAAGTAACCTTTGACGGGAAGATAATTTAGTGAACGAAGATGGCAAGATTATACTTTTTCCTAAAGACCGTATTGTTAAAAAAGACAATGTTGGTCCTAAGAGTGAGAAGTTTAGTAAACAAATTGAAAAACAACAGACAATTCAATTCGTTGAATCTGCCGTTGATGATATTGCATTAGACTTATTAAAAAGGTGTGTTGATTTAGCTATGCGAACAAATACAGAAGTTTTTACAAAAGACTTTGCTTATCTTGTTGATGCAATGCGTAGTATGATAAAAAGAGATTTTGGTTTGAACCATGTTGTACAAAAAGTGGTAGATAATACGGTTCAAATAGATGTATCGCCAAAAGGCGAACAAATTGCTAGAATAGATTATAGTAAAATCTATGATACAAAAGCCAAATCTGTAAAAAAAATTAGTGAGATTACAGACGAAGCTAGTGGTGGTATCGAGTTTATTCCAGACTTTGATTTAGACCCACCTAATAATGACAACTAAATTCCTATGGAATCGCCTCGACAGGTTGTAAAATAGTTATAAGAAAGGACGGTAACAAATGTTATCAAATATAATGTCTATATTTAAATCTAATAAAGGAGAAACTGACATGGCTAGAACTAAACTTTCAAAAACTGAAAAGGTAAGAAACCTTTTTTCAACAGGTCAATCTGTTACTTGGAAAACTCTAAGAAACAAATTTGACTTAACTTCACCAGCATCAATGGTTGGTAAGTTGAGAAACGAAGGTATGATGATTTATGAAAATAGAACATCTACTGGAGTAGCATATAGAGTAGGTACACCATCAAAAGCTGTAATCGCAGCTGGTCAAGCCGCTTTATTTGGTTCACAAGGTTACGCTAACGCCTAACCATTATTTGGTGGCGGAGAAATCCGCCACCATTTCTTAATGTATATGACAGAATTTAAAAACGGTATCTTTAAACTTCTTAAAAGACTTGGTACAACAAGTTTAGGTAGAGCTATCGTTTATACTATTGGCCACATAATAATTGCAATGACAAGTAATAGATTAATTACAGGTGCAGATTGGTCACTAGCAGGAATTGACGCAATAGTAGAACCTATCATAAATGGTGGTTGGTACTATTTGTTAGACAGATTATGGAGCAAAAATGGCAAAGTATTATAAAATTTCACCTAAATGGAAAAAGTCTATTTACGAATATCAAAAATTTGAAAACGAAGACAATACTATATCTTTTACAACTGAGGAAATGTACCGTTGGGGACATTGTATTGTTAAAGTAGAAGACGGTGAAGAACTTGCCGATATTATTGGTAATCCTATCGACAGTAGAAATGAATTTGAATTTGACCATACAATGGTAGAAGACCAAGAGGTTGATGACCAATGCTCTTTTTATTTTCAAAATTGTAAGGGTATTACCGAAGAAGAACTTGATGAAAAATATGAAGAAGATGGCCACGATTACCTTTTAGATAATTATGGTGAACCAACAGACTTCTATACTTTATATCACGGTGAACTTGATATTGAAGATGTCACAAGCCAATATAATGTGGTTAATTAAATGATATTAGTTGACCTGAACCAAGTGTTAATATCTAACTTTATGGTGCAAACTAGAGGTGCGCCAGATGTTAAACCAAATAAAGAAATGATACGACACATGGTGGTCAACTCATTACGAGGTTTTAATGTAAAGTTTAAGAACAAATACGGCAACATGATTTTATGTGCAGATGCAGGTAATCCATGGCGTAGAGATGCCTTTCCTAATTACAAATACAGCCGTAGAAAAGGTAGAGATGATTCAGCCTTTGATTGGGAAAACATATTTAATATTATAACGGAAATAAAAAATGAAATTAGAGATAACTTCCCATATGCAGTTATGTATATTGAGAGGTGTGAAGCTGATGATATTATCGCTACTTTGGCTAAGTATTATCATCAATCTGAACCTATAATGATTGTATCAGGCGACAAAGACTTTATACAATTACAAAGATTTACCAATGTTGAACAATATGCACCTATTCAGAAAAAGTTTTTAGGTGAGGATATTGTACCAGAAGAATTTTTAATGGAACATATTATCAAAGGTGATAGGTCAGACGGTATACCTAATATATTGTCGGCTGATGATGTATTTGTAACAGGTGAAAAACAAAAACCTATTACTAAGAAAAGACTTGAAGAATTTTCAAGTGGTCAAAATATGGATGCAGAAACAAAAGCTAACTTTGAAAGAAATAAGAAGTTAGTGGATTTGATGCAGATACCAGGACTACTAGAAAATGAGATTATAAATAGTTACAGAAACTATAAGTTTAATGACCGTTCAAAGTTGTTAACTTATTTTATTGAAAATAAATTGAAGTCTTTAATGGAAAACATTGGTGACTTTTAACATGGAGAAATAATATGGCAGAAGCAAATCCAAACTTAATGTCAAAACAGGCAATGACTACCATGGCTTCCACTAGAGGTTCAGGTAAGTTATTGTTCCACGAAGTATTGACTAAAGTTAATAACGCAAAAGATAAACCTAAAAAGGTAGAAGTGTTAAAACAACACGATACACCAGGTTTAAGAAGAATCATTAAAGGTTCATTCGACCCAAATATCAAATGGGATATACCAGAAGGAACACCTCCTTACATTGCTAATGAGGCACCAGAAGGTACAGAACATAGTTTACTAGAAAATGAAAGTAGAAAATTATGGCATTTTGTAGAAGGTGCAGATAATACACTATCAAAGACTAGAAAAGAAACTATGTTTATTCAGATTTTAGAAGCTTTACACAAAAGCGAAGCTGAAGTGGTCATTCAAATGAAGGATAAAGAACTTCACAGACATTACAAAGGTCTTTCCGCAGCTGTGGTTAAAGAAGCTTTTAACTGGAATGACGATTACAAGACACCCTAAACGAGAATCACTCTCATTTAGAGACCTCCAGGGGGTGGTCAACTATGACGCACCCCCTATTTTTTTCAAAAACCATTGATTTTACACGCTTTTTTTCTTAAAAAAGCGCTTGCCTTTAGCCCTCCTATAGTCTATAATATAAATATAAACGATTGAAAAGGAGAGATTATGAAATATTTGATAACTTTAGCGACTATTTTAGGTACCTTATTTTGGTTCCTTGTTAGTGGTTTTAATACGGCCATGGCTGGCGAAGATTACAACAAAGCCGTTATTGGTCATGTTATAACAAATTCTGATAAAATTGACCATTCAAAGTTGATTGAACAAGAAATGCAAAAGTTAGCTTATGTATTGATGTTGCAAATGGCAGACACTTTAGAAAAAACTATGCCATATATCATTGACGATATTACATCAAAACTAAGACAAGAATCTGACCAGTTATATAAGTGTAAATTATTAGAAGACACGAAAATTGCTGATAAAGAATGTTCGAAATAATTGATATGATGTGGACAATTACACCAACAGAAGTTAAATTAATTTTAGGTGGTGGTATTGTAGCTTATGTTCTATTAACTTTAAAGGAAATAAATGAGAAACGCAAAATCTAAAAAATTCAAAGATGATGTACCTGAAATACCATTTACCTTTGATTTCTATTTGGTGTATTGGGAGGATATTCAATCAGATGCTGGTTGGAAATCGTTGAAAGATATTCAAAGAATGAAACCTGCTATCTGTGTATCAACTGGTTGGTTGGTAAAGAATGATAAAAAGGTTCATGTTTTGATGAGTGACTACAATTATGATGATAATGGCGAACTTGCAGATGGTGGTAACACAACAGTTATACCAACAAAGAATGTCATTAAAAAATTCAAAATTGCAGATTTATAAACAACTATCTATAGGAGATATATATTATGGCGAGTAAAGAAATTGACCGTTATCTAAAGGCACAGATTGAGAATATTCCTGACAAGTTAAGGAAATTTAGGGACAATCAGTTAGAGTCAAAAATGGTGTATTACACCGGTAATTGGGCTAAAGATGTCCAAGACAATCTAACACAAAGACAATCAGAAAAATTATTCAAAAAGATGGAGAAAATTCGTAATGAAGGAGGCCTTGCTTTCTTTCAGAAGCGTATGACCCCCATAAAAATTGGTGATACTGAGTATGACAAAGCAGAAACAATATACGGTTACGAATATATTGTGATGAGGTCAAAACTAATTTCCTCTTATGAAGGAAAGAAGGCTTAATGTTCCTAAGGGATAAAATAAAAATAGTATTTTCTACGCTTGCATTTTGTATAATTATAGCATTTTTTTCTGTAATATACTATAACTTTCAATTGCAAGCTAAAGAAAAACTAGAAACAGTTGAGTCTTTTCAAATTCAGAAACCAGATTTTGAACATGAAAGTCATCAACAATTTTTAGATGCAGTAAATGTGTGTATAGATTACATATACCATACTACAAGTGATGTAATGCCTGTTAATAGAGAACTCTTATTAGCACAGGCGGCTTTAGAGAGTGCATGGGGTACAAGTAGATTTGCATTAGAAGGTAATAATTTATTTGGTATCAGAACATATGATTTAAGAGAACCACATATGTTGCCTTGGAAAGATAAACCACAGAAATGGGGTGTTAAAGTTTTTCAACATGAATGTGACTCGGTGCAGAACTATATGGATGTCCTAAATAATGGTACTGCTTTTGAAAAATATAGAGAATTAAAATACAATGGTGAAAATGACCCATTTGTTTTAGTTGAAACATTAGAAGCATATGCTTCAGATAAAAACTACTTCTCTAAAATAAAAAGTATCATTAAAAAAATTAGAGCAGAATATAAGTTAAATTACATTAGGTAAAATCATGTTTACAATATTAATCACTTTTATATCGGCTATTTCTATATCTATTATAGCAGCCGGTTATTCAATCGTAGGTCTGGCTACTCTATTTGCAGGTGCAGTTGTGCCTATTATTGCTATGGGTAGTGCATTAGAAGTAGGTAAACTTGTAGCCGCCAGTTGGCTCTATAATAATTGGCGTAATGAACTTGTACCTAAAACTTTAAAAACCTATCTTACATTTGCCGTTATAGTTTTAATCTTTATTACATCTATGGGTATCTTTGGTTTCTTATCAAAGGCACACCTTGACCAAGTGCAACCAACATCATCTAATAATATTAAAATAGAACTATTAGATAAACAAATTAATCAACAACAAATCATTATTGATAGGTCAACTAAAACATTAGACAGTTTAGATAAAGCTTTAGACACATACATTGATATGGAATATGTGACTAGAGGTTTAAAAGAAAGAGAAAAACAAAAAGAAGAAAGAGAAACTTTACAAACAGCAATCAATAGTGCAAGTGATAAAATTGGTGAACTTACTGAACAGAAATCAGTATTACAATTAGAACAAGATAAGATTGAGGCCGAAGTAGGACCAATTAAATATATTGCAGAACTCATTTATGGTGATGAGGCAAAAGACCACTTTGACGAGGCTGTAAGGTGGGTTATTATTATTCTTATCTTTGTATTTGACCCTCTGGCTGTATTACTATTAATAGCGGCCAACATCTCACTCAGAAGTAGAAAAAAAGATAAAGAACAAGTAAAAGAAGATGAAAAAGAACAATTAGAGGTTAAACTCCAACGAGAAAAGACCAAAAACGAAAGATTTAGAAAAAGAGAACGAGATTATAAACAATTTGTACAGAAACTAGGTGCAAAAGAGTTATCCGACTTGGATCCTGATGAAATTAAGTTGAAATTAGACCAGATTATGGATTGGAATGAGAAATCTAAACAACCTTAGGCTTGACAAATGAGTAAAAATGATGTAATATTGGTAGATATGATGGACACAGTTGACTTAAAAAGAATCATGGGAGATACACAAACGACAGAACATAAAATTCTGGCCGTTATAAATGTATGTAAACAAGCTACGAGTGATTGGGCTAAGAATTATTGGTTTGATGTATTTGTTAAATTGTGTAAAAAGTATGATAGAATGGACTTATACAATAAACATTTACACTAGGGAGATATATTATGAACATTTTTTATTTGCACCAAGACCCACAAACGGCCGCTAGAATGGCTTGTGACAAACATACTTCAAAAATGATTGTAGAAAGTTGTCAGATGTTATCAACGGCACACCGTGTACAAGACGGTACAGAATATTACGATAAGACAGCAAATGGTCGTAAGATTAAAAGATGGCGTCACCCTAATCCTAATTTAGAACCAGTTTTATACAAGGCAAGTCATGTAAGACACCCTAGTACAGTATGGGTTATGGACTCAGCCTGGAATTATGTATGGTTATATAATCATATGTTAGAACTAAACGAAGAATTTAAAAAGAGATATGGCCATGTCCAAAACCATAAATCGGTTAGACTTTTAGGCAATATATTATCTCATCCGCCTACCAATGCAAATTGGAAAAAGAAAGGCACAGATGCAACACCAGCAATGCCAGATTATTGTAAAATACCTGGTGATAGTGTTGCAAGTTATCGTAAATATTACATAATGGAAAAAGTAAGATTTGCAACATGGAAAAAACCTGCTAAGGCACCGACTTGGTACTTAGAAGGCGTCAAACAATATCAAAGTAAAGGAGTGATATAATGGCATTAGGAAAAGAATATAACAGACAAAATATGATTGAAGCAATCGAACAACACGCAAAAGGTCATATTGCAAAACACTCAATGAATGTTGAAGTGTATTTAAAAAACGCAGCTGGTGTAGGTGAACATCCTGACATTTTAGAAGCTATTGAAAAAGAACTAAAAATTATTGCAGAATACCATGACCAACTTGAAGTCCTGAATAAATATTTTAAATAGGAAAAATATATGCCAACATACGATTTTGAAAATACCAAAACAGGTGAAGTAACAACCGAAATGATGTCGATTGCTGAACTTGATGAGTTTAAGAAAAATAATCCTCATATGAAACAACTTATCAGCAAAGTTAACATTGTAGGTGGTGTTATGGGTATGGGTAGAATGAAAACAGATGGTGGCTGGAAAGATATGCTAAGTCGTATTGGTGACGCACATCCAGGTTCTAAAGTGCATGACTTATATGGTAATAAATCTATAAAAGATATTAAAACAAGACAAGTATTACAGAAACACCAAAAAAGACAAGCACAACAAAAAAAAGGAAAATAATATGGCTGATTTACCAGATTATATGCGTGGGTTTGACCTAGATGATGATTGGGGATTTACTCCGGTTCAAAAGGCACCTGAGTCTGATACTCAACCAACTATTGACCCAAGCGTATTAGAAAATTCCAACTTAGAATTGGCAAGAGTCAAGGAAGATGTTGGTGATATAAAATCTATGATGAATGAGATTATGCAGATTGTTGCTGAAAAGGATAAAATTACCGAGTCAGTAACAAATGAAGTATATGAAAATAGATTTAAAGAATTAGAGAAAGTTATATTACCATTTTTATATAACTTATCTAAATCAGACGAGCCTTATATTCATTGGCCAAATAGAGCGCCAATTATTAAGGCACAGATTGAGAAAATCCTAAAACTCACAAGGGGGTAAAATGGATGCAAAGACACAACATAAGCAGTTGAAAAAAGAAGTTAATGAACTTGAAACACAACGAGCTGTTGACAGGTCTACTTCATTATGGTCTAAAATAAAAGAGATGAAAAAACTCAAATTAAAGGCAAAGGAAAAACTAAATGCAATCAAACTACGATAAATGTTTAGAAACTATTTTACACCATGAAGGTGGTTATGTAAATCACCCTAAGGATCCTGGCGGTGAAACTAATTTAGGTGTTACTAAAAGAGTATATGAAGAATTTGGTGGCACAAAAGATATGAAAGACTTAACAGTTGAAGATGTAGCACCAATCTACAAAAAAGGTTATTGGGATAAACTAAAAGGTGATGATTTGCCTGGTGGTTTAGACTTATGCGTCTTTGACTTTGGTGTTAATGCAGGTCCAGGCAGAGCAGCTAAGTATCTACAAACAATGATAGGTACAGTTGCAGATGGTGGTATTGGTCCTAACACATTAAGAACACTTACAGGTTATGTTGAAGAACACGGTATTGAAAAAACTATCGACAATTACCAAGAGGCAAGACAAAAATATTATGAACAGTTAAGTACATTTGATACTTTTGGTAAAGGTTGGACTAGACGAGTAAATGAAACTACCGAGTTGGCTAAAACATTAACCGACTGAAAGAAAGAAGAAGCCTTAAAAGAACAAAGAGATTATATCAATAATCTTTACGCTACAAAAGGCACCTAAGGCTTGACAAACTAGGCATGACACTATATAATGACTATATTAATTAAAAAGAAACTGAAATAGTAAAGAATTTTACACAATTATTAAAAAGGAACTGAAATGGCAAAGAATTTTATACAATTAGATGAGAGTAAATTACCTAAAACAAAAGGTAAAAGAGTAAATGGTTTTAGGTTTTATGATATTGATGGTCATGCCTATCCTTCCGTAACAACTGTACTTGGTGTTAAGAAATCCGCAGAACTTCAAAAGTGGCGAGATTCAATTGGTGAAGATGCAGCCAAATGGGAAATGGGTCGTGCCGCTCGTAGAGGTAAATCAACACATACTCTAATCGAACAATATCTAAAGGGTGAAACACCCTCAGAACGAAGTGTATTACCACTTGGTTTATTCAAACTTATTCGACCATATGTTGACCAGATTGATAACATACATTGTTTAGAAACAATTATGTACTCAAAGCAATTAACACTTGCTGGTCAGGTGGATTGTATTGCAGAATTTAATGGTAAATTATCAGTTATTGACTTTAAGACAGCCAATAAAGAACGACAAGAAGCATGGTGCGAGGGTTACTTCAAACAAACAACTGCTTATGCAATAATGTATGAAGAACTTTTTGGTACACCAATTGACCAAATTGTCGTTTTAATTGCTAGTGAAGATGGTACAACTCAATCTTTCATCAAAGATAAGAAAGATTATATCGAACCATTAAAGGAAGAAATAGCTTACTTTTATAAATATTTTGAAGAACAAAACAAAGATAAAGTAGAGCAAAAATAAAATTGAACACGGTGGCCGAATTTTATCGTAAGGAGAAGGCCATGACAATCTTACTAAGAGTAAGCATAATTTTAATAGCAGTTTGGTTTTTAATTACAAATACTGTTAAGGCGGAAGAAACACCGAAATATCCAGAAATGTATGGTACTCAGTTACCGGCTATTTGTGGACCTACAGATGTAGTTAGAAAACTTGTAGATGATGAGGGATATATTGTCTTTAGTATTTCAAATGGAAGAGCAGGCGGTAATCCAGACGGTGAAGTTATATTTTTTGTGACGCATTGGATTCATAAAGTAGAAATGAAACAAATGTTAACCGTAACAGGTTTATCAGGTGCGGAAACTTGCATATATTTTGTAAGTTTTGATGTTACAATCAATCCTACTTTAGGTGGGCTTGAATCATAGAATTACTTGTTGACGATAAGTGCAATAGGTGTACTGGACGAGGGTGCAACTCCCTCCACCTCCACCAAAAGCACATAAGGAGATTAACACAGACAATCTTTGTGTGCTTTTGGGGGGTGTGGTAGGTTCGACAGGCGCTGAAAGACTTATAAGAGAGTGATAGTTGGCGAACTTAAACGCATTTTTAAATGGCAACGAAAACTTTGCCCTTGCAGCCTAAAAACTGCTGAGTTTTGTGGAGTGTACTTGGAAACAGAAACACTCCACGCTTTACAAATTCAACTTATTATGATATATTATACCTATGAACTCAAAAGAATTTAGTCTAAAAATAGAATCAATAGTCAGACAGAAACGAATATCCTATATGGATGCCATATTAGATTTTTGTAAAGAAACAGATGTGGATCCTGGTACTGTAGGCAAATTAGTTTCTAAATCACTTAAAGAAAAGTTAAAGGTTGAAGCCTTAGATTTAAAATTAATCAAAGGTGCCGCTAACTCGCCACAAGGAAAGTTACCGATATGAATGTAGAATTAATTGATAAAATGGGTAGTGACTTATCCGTTGTCAATGCAGCTCGTGTATCTTTTGCAAAAACAAAAGAAAAGTTTGATGATAAAGATGAAAAACTAATTAAGTATTTGGCAACACATAATCATTGGTCACCTTTTGGCCATGCCAGTTTACAATTTAGAATTAAAGCACCTATTTTTGTTGCAAGACAATTAGTCAAACACCAAGTTGGTTTAGTATGGAATGAAGTAAGTCGTAGATATGTAGATGATGAACCTAGTTTCTATTTACCTTTTATGTGGCGTGAACGAGCTGAAAATAAAAAGCAAGGTAGTGCAGATAGTGAAGTAGAATTTGATATTACAGACATTACTGAGGCCTGTAAAACAGTTTACAATCAAATGTTAGAGGCCAATATTGCACCTGAAATGGCAAGAATGATTTTACCTCAAAACATGATGACAGAATGGTATTGGTCTGGTACTTTATATGCGTTTGCTCGTGTATGTAATTTGAGAAATAAACCAGACTCACAAGAAGAAACAAGAATGATAACACAAGGTATTGCTAAACATTTGGAAGACCATTTTCCTGTTAGCGCTCAATATTTGTTAGAATAAAATATGTATGGTGGATTTGAAGTATATAAAACTTACCTGGCCGTCAAGTTACATTTTACTACGGCTTCATATGATTATGCAAAGTATGAAGGCAAGGTTAATGCAAAGTTGGATACTTTTACGAGCCGTAATGACAGATATTTCTTCCATAAGCTTTCAAAGAAATACAAACAAGAGGAGATATTGGACTTCTTTGTAGCCAATTTTTTATATGATGACAAGAAGTGGATTAAAAACTTATTAGAGAATGATGGTAAAGAACAGTTTTTGGCGTACAGAAAATATAATGGAGCATTTGCGTACCATTTTAAATCTGATTGTGTATTATATGTTTCTGAGTGTCGCAGGCGTGGTATTTCTTTTAATGATGGTTTATTGTGTCATAATGGACAACATCCACGATTCCTACAATTACTTATTCAAAAGAAGGCATCTTACCAGACCGCCGTTGTACTTGACCACTTTCTTTCGTATAGTAAGAACTGGAATGTGGGTATTAAAGAGAAAGTTGTTTGGCCGAACATCTATAAAAAATTACAAAAGTTGAAATCGTTTATGAGTTTTAATGAAACAGAATGTAAAATGATTATGAAAGAGGTATTTACAAATGACTAATAGAGTGTTTTGTATAGGTAATGGTAAAAGTAGAACTGATTACAATTTAGAAAAACTTAGAGGTCACGGAAAGATTTATGGTTGTAATGCAATCTATAGAGATTTTTTACCAGATGTAATTTGTGGGGTTGACCATGGTATTATGCACGAAATCTATCACGCTGGTATTGCAGAAAAGATACCAACTTATTTAAGAGATTGGACTAGAGTACCTGAAGCACATTTTGAAATGATGTTTTGGGCAGGTCTTAATACAATGGATAGAGAAAAGATTAAAGAGAAATACGATAACCATATTGAAAATGAAAAAGGTGAAAGAAAAGAATTTGTTTTACATGGCATGAATATGGCTGGACAAATTAATATCATTAGACGATATGAAAATAAACCAGAAGCGTGGCGACAATTTAAAAAAGAAATAGACCATGCAAACATCTATGTCAGTTGGGTACATGATGGTGATAAGGCCGTTTCATTAAAAGATTTTTATGAAGAATGTGGTGAAAGAAAAGATAGAGGTTGGGCTTGTGGTGCAACAAGTGGTAAAGTGGCATTAGTCAAAGAACAACCAGAAGAAATTTATTTGATTGGCCATGATATGGTCAGTAATGACAATCAAGTCAATAATGTATATGCTGGAACTAAACATTATGTGGCTAAAGAGAATACACCAACACCCCATACCAATTGGGAACAACAATGGTGTAATCTGATTAAAGAATATCCAAAGGTTAAGTTTTTCAAAGTGAATCCTAACGCAGATAGGGGACCTGATAAAGTTAGCCAGATTTTACCACTTTGGCAACGATTTGTACAAAGTGGACAAGTTTCATATATCGACTATCCTACGCTTGACAAAAGACTAGGATTATGATATATTGATAACAATGCAAAAGAGAATTAATTACTCTCTTTTTATAGTGCAAGGAAGAGGCTGTTACCAGACAGCCGAACTTGACAACTTAGAGGTGGTACTCAGGCATGGTACTAGAAATAGGCTGTGTCA